TCAATCATTGCCATCACCTTCCATACCATTATTATTCTTTATAAGCTTTTCATTATAAAATGCACCTGCAAGATACATAATCCCTATTACAACTGGAAGGCATATAAGAATCAGTGTGTTACCAGTTATTGAATACTTAGATACCACAAATACTATTATTAAATCAACAACTCCTGCTATAGTCATAACAATTCCATAAACTTTGATTTTCTTTGCAGCATCAACAGCACCTATGTTTGTCATTCCATAAAATCCAGCAATTGCAAAGTAAACTCCTTCCACAATAACTGCTATAAATGCTATATTCAGCAGCTTGACAGCCATATATAATGCCTTTCCCTGCTCTGTTGCTGAAAATGAATATAGCTCCGACATAATATAAAACGCATAAAATGCCATTATAATTCCCATCGTTACCGCAAGCATTGATGCTAATTTAAGAATTCTGCACTTTGACTTTTCTGTTACTACGCTCATGTTCTTATCTCCGTTTTCTGATGATTAATAATTATAACATGGAATGGGGGATTTTTAAAGGGTGTGATGTATAGCACGAGTCCATTATGTATTGATTATTCTTTATTATTAACCCTCTGTGTATTCTCATCTATATCTTTATAACCATACTTTTCATCCCGGTATCAAGCTAATTCTGCATCGTAATCTGTAATATTTCCCTCTTTTATCATTTTTAATAATTCTTCTAGTGCTTGTTCTTTTGACATTGTGTTCTCCTGTATAAACCCATTACAGCTATCTTATAAATAAAAAAGCATAATTATTATTGGATGGGCGGTGTATCCATCATCTCAGGTACTCCGAGGAGTGTGTCAGGAACCATTTCCGACCTCAATAATAACTATGCTAATCAACAATATATTCTTTTGAGCAAAAATATACACACCATTTATTTCAATAATTCTACAGCTCCCTTAAATACAGTAATTATCATAACTTTCATTAAGGTCATAAGGAGTTATCTGGTATACATAATAATTTTGCTTATTGGCGTTTCTTGGCACTTCTGAAACACGCATGAATACTGACACTCATTAATACATAACACCAATTAGATGTGTTATACCACCAATGAATCCCCAATAAATGTAACTATTTTAGAATTTTTCTCAACCGATTCATTGTAATGTTTCTCTGTAATGTTATCATTTTCATTCTCAATGTTATCATACAATTCTGAAAATTTGTCCATTTCATTTACCATATATGACGGCATAACCTTAGTGTATAAATCCATAGTCATTTGTAATGTAGCGTGTCCTAAATAACTTTGAACTGTCTTCGGTTGAATTCCCGCTTCAAAGCAACGAGTAGCAAAAGTGTGTCTAAAACAATGTGGTGAAAATGTCTCCATTTCATCTAATGTGTCTCTTGTAAGATTAATCTCGTCCACAATCTTTTTTATTGAATCACATACTGTCTGTGAATTCAAAGGTGTATTAAATTTAGTTGTAAACAAGAATTCCTTAAACTCATCTCTTGGAGTTTTGCTTTTAGGTGCTTTTGATGTTATTACCATCTTCTGCACATATTGTCTTTTTAATGCCATTTCACATTGTTTATTGATTGGTATACTTCTTTTGCTAGTTTTTGTCTTAGGCTGCTCAATATGAAACTCTTTCTGAATATCATCATCATACTTCTGATACACTAAAGTTCTTTTGACATTAATAACCTTTTTATTCCAATCAATATCTGACCATTTAAGTCCTGCAAGTTCCCCAATTCTCATTCCTGTTGTTACTGCTACAACATAAAGATTATCGTAGAAAGTTCCTTTGCAACAATCAAAAAATATAGATTGTTCCTCTACTGACAAAACCTTAATATCCTTTTCTTCATCTCTTTTTACAGAAATACCTTTTACTGGATTCTTACATAAATACTCGTTTACAATTGCCTTATTAAGTATATCTAATAAGATAATTCTCACCTTATTTTTTGTTTCAAATCCATATCCTTTATTATCAAGCTCTTTCAATCTTTTCTTAATATCAATCTGCTTAATATCCTTTAGATACTTATTTCCCAAATAAGGTGAAATATGTTTCTTGTATATCTGATTATAATGTCTCTTAGTGTCTGGTCTTATCACATCATACTTACAAACATTCATCCACTGGATATACCAGTCATCTAATTTTATGTTCTCTCGAATGTTAATTTCTTTTTCATTCTCATAAAAAGATTCATTATATCTTTTCTTAACATCCTTGAGATCGTAACCTGAAAATGATATTCGCTTACCAAATCTATTAGTAAATCGTGCTTCATATCGACCATTTTTTCTTTGGACAATTCCCTGTCCAAGTTCTTTACCCTTCAAGTCTTTACCCATATAGCCTCCTGTGCATACAAATAAAGACTTTCACTGATACTATTAATCGTATCATATGAAAGTCTTTCCATCAATCAAATATAATGTTTACTTTCTATAAATTTCTCAAACTCATGTCTCTTAACAAGGTGCTTGTTTCCCACCATAAATAAAAATGGACATGCTTTTTCCTTCAATAAATTTCTTATATTTTTCTCACCGATTCCAGAATACTTTGCTGCCTCTTCAACTGTAAGATTCAGCTTCAACCAAAATGGTATCTCTGTCTTAGTTTCTGATATATTAATAATTACTCTTCCTTTCTGTCATCAATGCTAACCACATTGTTTTCTTTCTCTTCACGATCTTTAACCATTGATTTAACAATACCATTAACATCAATACTTCCAGCATTAATAGTAGCTTTTTCTATTACTGGCAATACATTAACCAGTTTATCTAATGTCTCCTTATCAATGGCATCTATATTTGCAAATGAATTTACAGCATTTGTTACTGATTCCATGAACTCATCTAATCTATCTGGCTTTAATACAAGTTCTCTTACCACCTGTAACAGCTCCGATATCTCATCTGAATATCCATTATAACTATGTTTTCTATAATCAATTGCTTCATCACAAGCATGTTCCAGCTCATTATATTCATCTCTTGGAATACTCTTAGCAATATCATTAAGCAACTCTGTATTGTCTTTCATAAATATCTCAAGTTTATCTAAGCTGAACTCATCGCCTTCAAATATATTAATATCTGTATAATACTTAACAAGACAGTAATTAAAGATAGGCTTTCTTAATACTGTGGCATACCCTACTGTTGGCGATACTACCATTCCTGCAACTTCCATGATAAAACCTGTCTTCTGACTAAGTGATAATTCACTTTCAACCTTACACTCTAACTTTTCACCGTTCATATTATAAAATGATTTTCCCATTATTCCTTGTTTCCTCCATTGACTTTTTTATTAATCCTGATATCTTCTTATCAGTTGTATTCTTCTTAATATTCAAATAATTGTTATTATATTTTTCCTTACTCTCAGCGTCAGCCTTTGTTTTAATATCTTCAATAACAGGATTCTTGTAAAAGACAAAACATCTCTTGTTATACTTATCAACACCTGTTCTTTTAAGCATGTATCCATAGCCTACTTCTATGATCTGCTTTACGGCTTTAATATTTCGAGTAATTATAGTCTCCTTCTTAGGTTGATTGATATAATCATCAAAATCATTCCAACAATCATCAACGCTTCTGTCACATTTCATATCATGTTCTGCCAGAAACTTTTCATATACAGAAGTGACCTTATTACTCTTCTTGAATTTATATATAGGATATTCATGGCTGGAAACACTGATAAGATTCTTTATCTGTCCAGCCTTTATAATTTCTTCAAATAATTTTACTGATTCAAACTCTAATACTTCCATTTAATCCTTTCTAATCTGAAAATATACTCTGATATAATGTATGTGTCTTCTTTAAAGCTTCCAAATTATTTTCAAGTTCTTTTTTTATTTCCTGTGTTTCTGCTATTAATGCCTTGAATTTAGCTTCTTCTTGTCTGACATTCTTTATTGTACGATTCAATACATTATTAGGCATATTTGCAAATCTCTTAGATTCTTCTACTTGCAGTTTCATTTCCTGATTTTCTGCTCTCAAATCCTCATTCTGTTTTTCAAGTAATTCAATTCTTTGTGTTAATATCAAAATCTGTTTATCTTTATTCATTCTTTTATTCCTTTCCATCAAAATAAGACGCACTCCATTACAGAATGCGTCTTTGTAATCTCGGTTAATATTTATTTGTTAATATAACAAAAGAGCAGGAGGTTAGTCCTGCTCTTCGTTGTTTCTATCATTAAACAACGAACTATTTGAATTACATAATTCTCTCAAATCTTTGCATATTGTACTATTCTTTGCATATATCACTTCTACTTTTTCAGCCTCAGATGTATCTAATATAATAATTTTTGTATTATCGTCTCTGAAATCATCCAATACATTATCAGATTTATCTTTAACAATATATGATGTTAAGACAATATGTGGTTCATTTGAATAACTTTCGTAATTATGCAACATTCCTTCGTAAACATTTTCATTATATGATACTTTTACTTTCATTGGATAATCATTGTCCATTAAATCATCCCAATAATACACATTTCCTGTATCACGAATTTTTAAAAAATCTAAAACATAAATCAAATATTTACATCTGAAAATTCTTGCAAATATATACGCTAATATTAAAGCTGATACTACTATACATATAGTGTCAATTTTATCTGATATATGAATCGGAATCAAACTTGCAATTTTGCAATAAATAAAACCAACAACCAATGAAGCTGTTAATATATGTTCTACGTCCTCTGTATTTTGTTTTAATGCAACAAAATGAAATGTTTTATTAAAAACATAACCAGTCACTATATAAATAATAATTTGTGGTAAAATATCTATTAAATCCTTAATATTATCATCTCCATTCTTTTAACCTATAATATTATTTTTTCCATTCTTCGGTGGAGTATGCGGAGGTCTTCTCGCTTCTTTTAAAGTTTTATTCGCATTTGTATTTGTTCGTTTTCTTGTCCCAGATGTACCTTTTATATTTGTTCTTTTATACGACATTTATTATTCCTCCCGACCATCAGTAATATATTTCCATTATATACCAATAATCGACAGAATACTATTCAGAACATATGTTTACAAAACCATATTTATAATCACATAGGCACACTCAATTAAGAATGTGCCTTGCAATATTACCTCACATACTTCCTTGTACTCAATGAATTTCTACCCAACATAGCATTAGATACATTCTCATTTATTATCTTTTGTACCCTCGAATTTGATGCCAGTGCATTACCAAGCTGTCGTGTAAAGTCTTCTGGATTGTCTGTGACAACCTTATCAACATTAACATTAATACCACCAATATCAACTGATTTGTTTGTTGAAACAGGGGTAATATCAGGTAACTTAGCACCAAGGTTATCCATGTACATATTGGGTGTAGTAATACCCTTAGAAAGATTCCAAAGTTTTTCAACTTGGTCTTTATTGAATACCATGTCACCAGCATCCAACCTACGAAGAGTACCATACTTCTTCGAGAAGATTACTTCTGAACCAAGACCTTCTTCATCAGTACGATGTAAACCTGCTGTTGCTGATTTAGTACCGTTTTTAAGTCCATGACTTTTGAGGTAATCTAACATCCAAACATTCTGATCGTAACTTCCTGTATATTGTCCATCACCACCCATTTGCTCATAATATTGACTACGTGCGCCAAATGATGAATCAAAATTGTTATATTTGAGCCTATCAATTACACTCTGATCGATATTCAACAAATCACGAGGAAAATAGTTCTCCTCGTATATCCAATCAACATCTCCTGAATAACTGCTACCACTATCATCAGAATCAGTGTCCCAGTTACTGCTCCAATCATCACTTGAATAGTCACTACCGCCTGAGTAACCACCATCAGAACTTGCATTCTGTTCAGCCTGTTGTCTTGCAATCTCATCAGCAACTCTTTGTGCTTCAGCATTACTATTAGCAAGTAACCCCTGTACAGCAGAATTAATATTATTGCAAACATTTGTAATAGCATTATTACCTTCAACAAACTTATTGCTAAAGTCACCTAATACATTCGTTATGTTTCCCGTGTTAGTACTCCATATAGAAGCCATTGATTCACTGAGTTTATAACCATTACTTTCTGCTGTTGAAGTTATTGTATCCGATATACTTCCTGCATTTGTATTTGAACTTTCTATAACCTGTCCTATAAGTTCATCAATATTATCAAGTCTTTTTGATATCCATGTTTCTAATTCTGACTGAACATTATCAAGAATCTGTTCAACATCACTCATTGCTTTTTCCATTTCAGTTTGCTGTAATTCATCTTTTGCGTCCTGTAACTGAGTATTAATAGATTGTCTCTTAGATTGTGCTGATTCAGAATTATCCCCCTGTAAAGATAGCAACTGTTTCTGAAGGCTAGATATATTATCTGCTTGCTTTTTAACATTTCTCTCATAATCTAATAAATCTTTTGTTGCAGATAATCCATCCTTAATTTTAGTTATGATATTACTGATAGAATCCTTCAATTTATCATAAGCATTACTCATTAAGTCCTTAATTGCACTCTTCTCTTCCTTAGAGTTCTTAATTGCGTCCTGCTGTGCTTTGATAAGTTCTTGTTTTCTATCCAGTAATTCTTTATCATAAGGATCATTCGCAAGTTCCTCATCAATCTTAAGAATCTCATCTTTGTATGCCTTTGCCTGATTAAGATATAATTCGTATTTCTGAGCAAGTAACGCTTGTACTGCATTACCATTATCATTCATATTGCCATTATCATCAGTAATTCCATTATCCTTAAGAAGTTCTATAAGGAAATCTGTTTCACCGATAAGATTTTCAACATCATCTCTTGTCTTATCAAATGCGTCCCAATTAACTTGTCTGATGGCTTTATCATATGATATGATCGCTTTCTCAGCATCATAGATTGCAGAAGATACGCTGTTTATTGAACTCTGCATGTCATACCACTGCTCACTATACTTCTCAATCTTTCCTGAATCTAATGCATTTGTCAAAGCTGTTCTCTCATCTTTTAATCTTTCAAGATTAGCCATGTCCTGCTCCTTCATAGATTCATTAAGAAATGTAGAAGAAATCCATCCTTTAGTCTCAATTATATCTAATTCCTTTTGAAGCAAATTATTATATTCATCAACTTGATTAATCTGTTCTTCATACTGTGACTTTATATTATCAAACCTACTCTTAGCAAGTCCTTTTAACTCAATACCAAGTTCCTGTACAGCAGTCTTAGCGTCCTGTGCTTTATCATAGAAATCCTGACAATCAGATATAGCATCCTTCAAATCGTCATCATAAATAACATCAATGCTTATAGAACCATCTGCAATCTGATTCTTATAATAGTCATCAAGATCATATGAGCTAAATGCATTCATGTAATACTCATATGCTTGCTTCTGTGCGTTTATTTCGGATGAAAGAGTAGACATTGAATCAGAAAGGGCATTATTACGCTTGAGCCATGTAGTTGTTGTATCAGATACAATATTCTTAAGTCGTGAATATGCTGTAGAAATCTTATTGATTAAGCGTTCAATCCAGTTAAGTTTTTCTGCTGTTTGAGAAGAAGATGAACTATCACTACCGCCTAGACCTTGCCATGATGTATCTATACTTGCATTAATCTGATTGTAAGCCGCATCATCTATGGCATTTTTCATCTTTTCGGCTGTGTTCCAGACTGAATCTATATTATTCTGCAATTCTTTATAGACATTACTAACATCATTGCCATTCATTTTGAATTTATGATTGTTGTCAGTTACAACCTTATCAAAGTTAGATTTTGAATAAGATTTACTGAATAATGAACCACCTATAGCACCTGGATTTCCTGCGGATATAGCATTTTTAGTAGCTTGAATATTAAAGTCAATACCATCATTTACACCCATAGCCTTATAAAACTCTTTATAAATGTTTGCTATTTGCTGTATTGCCTGTGCTGTAATATTAACTTTTGCCTGTTCCATAGTAGTCCAGTTTGCAACATCTGTGCCATAAACAGCCCCTAATTGATTAATCAGTTCTGGATAATTGGTTTTAAGGGTATTAAAGAAATCTTCATCTGTCTTAGCTTTCTCGACAACAGATTTAATATAAGCGTCCTTATCATCCTCATATACTCCCTCAAGCTCTGCAAATAATTCTTCCTGCGAAATAATACCAAGCATATACTGACCTAAAGCGTCTTTTGCTTCTGGATACTGCTTGATAATTTTCTGCATTGAATCAACACCGATACGACCTGTTTCAGACATTTTCTTCTGAATAGAAGATAGCAAATCTGCTTCTGACTGAAGGTCTGCTAATGTTGCTGTCTTAGTCTTATCATCTGATTCTTCAAGAAGAGAAGTAGGATCAAATGTTTCTACTGGCTGTTCAATAGGATTCTGTTCAGCTTCCTCTTGAACTTTCTCCATAGCTTTCTTATATTCAGGAATATACTGTTGGAATATTTCAAGCCATGACTGCATATTTGCATAAGCTGTAGCATCATATGCATCTGTACCCTCTGCCTTCTTCATCTTCTCCATTTCAGAAGTAAGCTGATTATATAAAGTCTCTTTATTCTTATCAAAATCCTTTGTCAATAAGTCAAGAGTATACTGTGCATTTTCAACTGACTGCTCTGCTAAAGCCTTCTGATCTTCATCAGTGGCATTGTTCAACTCTTTTACTGCGTCATTATATGCGTCTGTAGCAAGTTTAATTTTTGCTAACTGTGCAACGGCTGTATCCTTATCATTACCGCTTGTAGCCATGTTCCAGCTTACACCGTTGGCAGTTCCGTCACCATTAAAATTTTTTGAAACAGATGATATAACATCTGAAGCATTAGAGCCAACATCAAAACCATTACCAAACTGTTTATTAAATGCTTTCTCTGAATCTCTAGCCTGAGTTTTAACCTCTTCATTATTAGCTTCCTTGAGTTTTTCAATCTTCTCATCTAATAAGGCATTCTGATATTTAAGGTTTTCAATCTCTGCTTTCTGTGCTTCTGTTATAGTACCATCTTCCTGAAGCTTATGTAATTCTTCAATTTTCTGTTTGTTTTCTTCAATAGTGGAACTATATTCAGATATGGAATCAGAATTTTTAGATACATTTTCTTCTGATTTTTCAATAGACTTATTATATTTGTTGACTGCTGTTGTACCATCAGCCCAGTCCTGAACTGCATTTACAAGTTTATACGCACCATACATAGTTCCTAGTGCTGCTGTAATTGCTAATAAATATGGATGTGCCAATGCAAGATTCTTAAGTGATGTTCCAAGACCTGTGATAGAAGTTGTAAGTTTCTTTGTTGTGTCAATTGCACTACCTTCTTTTGCAGCAACATTTGATACTCCATCCGATAATACATCTGCTGCCTCACCAACTTTTAAGAATCCATCTTCTACTTTCAGTGAACCACTAACGGCACTTTCAAAGAATGTCTTCATAAGATTAGATGTTGTAACAAAATTGTCCTTCTTACCCTTCACCAAATTAAATATATCTACACCCTTAGTTATTGTCTTGTATGTGATAAATAGTTTTATCAGCTTCGCAACACCATCATTTCCCGTAATGTCTTTTAATGACTTTGATAAATCCTTAAAGCCTTCCGCTAAAACACCTATACTTGAACCTACAATAGTGTCCTGTTCAATGATGTTCTCAAATACTTTTAATAAATCTGTTGCACCTGATAATACATCTTTTATCCAGTCAGAATTTATTACCTTCTTTGATACAGATTGAAATTCGTTCTTAAGCTCATTTCGTAAGCCCTCAACGCTCTGGCGATAAATTTCATTTTCGTTAGCTGCACTTCCAAGACTGTCCTTTGACTGCTCAATAGCTTTATCAACATCAGCTATCTGTTGCACTATTGCATTAAACACATTGACTTGTCTCTTTCCTGATGCAAGTTCAGCATAATACTGCTTCTGTTCGCTTGTAAGTTGTGGATATATCTTAGCATAGTCACTCAAGATATCATATGTACTTCTTAAGTCACCATTAGAATCTTCAATAGCAACTCCGATTTTTCCAAATGATTCACTTAACTCTGCTGATAACCCGTCAATTTCATCTCCGTCCTCATCTATTGCTCTAAGTCTTTGAGAAATAGTGATAAGACCTGTAGAAACCTTTTCCATGTTTCTTAACTGTGCATAACCACCAGTTAATAATCCGATTGTCTCATCAATGCTGTTACCAGCCTGATTCATTGTACCTGACACACGTTCAAGACCATCAGCCAAATTATCAAATCCGACTGGACTTTGGTTTGAAACACTGTTCATTTTATCTACAATGGTCATAATATCAGATTCATTGATATTAAAACCTTTTAATACCGCTATCAGGGTACTTGCTGCATCAGAGGTCTGTGTGATTCCATCCGCAACATTAGTCATAAGAAGTGCCGACTTACCCATATCCAAGCTGTCTTCAAGACTATAGCCAGCTCTTTTAAACTCTGTGGCAGCTTCTATCATATCAGAACCTGTACGACCAACCTCATCTGCTGCATCAAATGCCCTATCTGAAAACTCTAACAATTTATCAGATGTAAGGTCTGCTACCTTGTTGAACTCTGTAAGTTTCTTATCAAGGTCTGCTACCGCATTAACCATTGATTTAAAACCACTTATAACCTGGTCAATAACTTTGTAAGCCAACTGATATCTAAGAATATTTTCAAAAGCGTCTTTAATACCACTCTTCAACCCATTAAAGAATCCTGTGTACAAACTTCCAGAAGACTTTACTTGCAATGCTATATTACTGAACTGTCGCTGTAGCTTTGAGAAATCAGCCTTGTTATTACAATTCTGTAAATCAGATATAATCTGTTTTAACTCAGAATCATACTGTGCCGCTGCCTGTCTATTCTGCCCCATCCATATAACAATCTTATTAGTGAGTGCAGAAGCCCCTTGCATTGTTGAAGTATCAGCACTAAGATTTCTCTGCTCCTGGACAGTTACCTGATACTGTTTCTGTAAGTTTTTTAAAGATGTGACAATCTCATTATACTTAGCAATCTTTTCCTGCGGATCACTTATTGTATTAATAGATTCCATAGAAGATTTTAACTCTTCAATCTGTGTTTTAACATTGTCTGGTACTTTAATAGAATTGAACTTTGCTTCAATTAATGCTATATCCTGTGGTAATGTTTCCAGATTGTTCTTCATTGCTTCTAATGAACTGGCATGTGTACCCTTAGAAATTTCAGCATTGAATGTCTGATACTCCGTTCTTGCTAAACGAAAATATGTTTCTAACTGTTTAATATCATCTACTGTGGATGCTTTGATAGATAAATCATTGAATTTATTCTGATTATCAGAATTAAGAGATATACCGGCTTTTTCTGCCTGAGTATTAAGAAGCTTCATCTTAGCAATCAGTTCTTCCTTCTTACGGATTACCTGATTATCTGATTCTGTCTGTCTATGATTAGCCTTTGTTGTGGCTTCAATATTTTGAGATAATGTCTTTTGTCCTTCTGACCATTTGACAATGTTATGTTCCATGCCGTTTGCATCATACCACTTACCTACTGATTTTAACTTTAATGTAGCATTTGTCACCTCATTAAGCTCATTACGATAAGTAAGTAATGCCTTTGTAGCCTGTCCATTATCATCAACATTAATCTTGTACTTGACTAATTGTCCTTTATTATTTGTGATGTCTGCAACAATTTTATTAATCTCTGCTTTAACTGCATTAGCATCAGACAAGTCAAATTGAAATGGAACTTTTACATTAAGTCCTGTCGTATTAATTCCTGATTTTAACTGCTGATTAATAATATTCTGTTGCTGTTTTATAGAGGAAGTATCTAATTTGACTGTCCCCACATTGATTTGTAAATTTTTAGATATGCTATCCAACTGCTGTTGAATAAACATTTGAGATTTGCTTGAATCAAGCCCTACTGCAACACGTGCAGCATTTGTATCAGACAAGTTCTTTAGCACCTGTCTCAACTGCTTGGACATAAGTTTTTGTGTTGCATTCATGTCTAATCCAAGCGTAACTAAATTGTTAGCCATTAATTATAAGCCTCCTTAATAATTGATTTTAATATCAATACCTAAAGGATTATTTTTATTGAATCTGGCTATTGCTTTTTCTATAAAGTGACCACCTTCTCGATATCCAAAATTTGCAATATCTTTATGCCAGCCACTTTTCACCTTGTATCCTTCATTCATAAGTTCAATTGAGTTTATTACATTATCACTCCACAACGATTTGTGAAATGCATCATCAGAATATACTATGTCAATTACAAGCTGATTCTTTGATGGATAAACCTTTACAACATCATCAACACTTATTGAATCTCTCATATTATATGTTCTGTTATATATTGTCGGTGTATATGAGAAATACCATGCGTCAATTTCTTCTTGAAGGATTTTAAGAAATCTGTCTGCTTCGGCTTTAAGTTGTTTTTCTATAGTATTACCAGTCGGCAAGACAAGCTTTCTTAAATCAAAACCTAATGTATTATTCATAAGCTCCTTTCCTCCAATTTAAACAATTCTAGGTATTAACATTATTTGTGAGACCTATCATCGCAAAAATCTTCAATTAATTTTATCTGATCTTCATTTAATTCATAATTATCAGACAGCCATCGAGACATTTGAGATGGATAGATTCCAACTAATGAGGCGAGATATGATTTCTTAATGCCATGCTGCTTAAGATGTTCTTCGACTTTTTGTTGTAATTCCATTTCAATGTCCTTTCTTAATGATAAAATCTATGGTAAAAAGAGATAACTTCTGCCATAGAATAGGCAGTTATCAAAATAATTTTCAAAATTATTTGTTCTCTTCCCCTATATAAAATTTGTAAAAATAAAAATGGAATGTGAAATTTGCTATAAAAATAAGGCAAAAATCACATTCCGACACTCAATTTGAAAACTTTAAATTCTCAAATATGATTCAGGCAGCAGGCTCTTTCTTGTCCTTATCCTGCTTTCCTTCATTCAATTTTTTCAAGCTATCACTACATTTTTGACTGCATGTCTTGGTGTTCCCGACTTTTATAAAATGTCTTCCACATATCACACATTCACACAACTTCTTTCTTCCATTGCTTTCAAATGCTTCTAAGTAAACAAGCGGATTATATATATCCTGAACCTCAAACAACACATTATTATCATCTGATATGTCCATATTCAGAACAAATCTTTGCTTCTGCTTATCATCTTCTATATGAATACTGCCAGACTTATTGAACCTTTTGAAACTGCTATCAAATGAAGCTGCCCCAACCATTTTCATAATTGTATTCATATTATAATATATCGGAGTTCTTTTCTTCTTACCATTCGGCTTGATTTCAGTTTTATGCTTATACTTTGTAATAAAAAATGAGTTTCCTTTTAATCTGTCAGTCTGTTTAGCATATTTATAATGACACAACAGGGTAAACAATAATTCTCTGTCGTTCTGATAATATGTGCCATTCTTCTTTTTCTGAAGAACTGCGTCCATGAAAGTCATATCTGCCTGTGTTATATTAACGCTCTTTCTGCTCAATTTATTCTCGAGTATATTATCTAAGGTATCATCACCCTCAACAGCTTTTTTATAGCACATTCTAGCTCTTTCCTTTATAACAATACCTGTCTTCTGATTCTGATTAAGGTTATCAACAATAACATGTCCAAAACATTTCCATAGCATATCTTTAGTAGAAGTCTTAAACTCATTTTTATTATATTCCATGTCAATAATTGAATTAACTGCAAGATTAATATTAAATTCACCATTCTTAGTGAAGATATCTTTAATCTCTCTAATACAATGATAATGAAATACTTCAAACTTTGCTGTAATATCACGGCTATCAGTGTTTCTTCTGTCCATCTCTTTTTTAATATCTTGACACAACTTCTGCTTTGCTTTCTTCCTGTTGTTCCAGACAGCATACGCCTTTATATATTCATCACTGTATCTGTCAGGTTCATATAGTGGCTGCTTAACACCTTTATAATCTAACACATAAGAATTGTTCATAAGATTCTTGTAATCAAACTTATTCTTCTTATTATCTTCATCAGTACCAACATCATACATAAAATGCTTTCTTCCTACTTCTATATCAATGTACTGAGGGATTCTATCCATAGGACTATTCGTATAAACCTCAAGACTTGATGATTTCTTACCTTTAGCAAACTTGAAAAACTGCGGATACTTTATATTTGATGGTTTAAACATATTCTTAGGATTAGGAATGAGTTCTTTATATAATTGTTCATATTCACCTATTAAAAGATTCTTTCCCGTCTTAGGGAAGTCTATTGCATAGTTGGACATTGCACATATAACATTAATTGCATCATCATATTTTAATGGATTATCTTCTAAATCTGGTCTATTCCACAATTTAGTAATAGCGTTACTTGATAAACCAATAATATTATTTTTGAATCCATCAACAAGCGTTTTGTATATAGATTCATTATCTATCTGCTGTGCCTTTGCTTTCTGCATATCATAATATAAAGGTACATCAGGTAAGCCCTCTGTGGCTTTTAATACAGCCTTATCAGCTACAACAAGAATGTGGTCTCCGTCCCAGTCGCACATAAGAAACAATGAAATCATATCATGGCAGCTTACAACTGTATCACTTTCCATATACTTGAACCACTTCTTACATTTATCTGAAACTATCAGTTTTCTTCTAGGGCATTCATATCTTGACAGGTGTGGGCTTCTAAGACATAACACTTCTTCCACATCCCCCTGCTCACCATAATATTTATTATATACATGATTCTCAGGTACTAAGCCCTGCGGATTGACATTACCCATAAAGAGGTACTCGCAAAAAGCGTACATGTCTGGTGCTACATAACTGTAATATCCTTTAACTGGAATCTTACCGCCTTTATATGAATTCTTTCTTGCATTATATAAGCTATGTATCTTGCTCATAATATATTTGTCCTGTATAAGTGGTGGGTAAATATCCAGTGCCTTTGCTATATAATAATTTGCATTTTCAACCTTTTCTCCATCTGCTGCCAGTGCAACAACATCATTATCACCAACAATTTCTTCATTTAATATATCGTCAATTGTAAGTCCTAACTCTTTCTTCACATATTCAAGAGCTGTTTTTAACTTGCGTAAATCTTCTATTGCTGGCTGGCATAACTCTGTAATATCTGTATTGTATGGGAGTGTCTGTAAGAATTGATATGAGAAAGTAACCTCTTCCTTCGGAGGTTCAGCATAAGCATTAATGGATAATTTTAGATTATTTTCTTTGAATTTTTTCTTGTATTCTTCCCAAGAACTGTACTGCTTCCACATTTTTAACTGACTTGTTGTAAGAATATATCTTATATCTTCCTTTTCTACATCATGCGGAGTTCCCCACGGATCAACCAGAATACTATTATGAGATACTTCATGAGCAAACAGTCTGAAGTCAAATGGGAACATAGCACCTTTGATATAACCACCTCTTATCTGACAGCTTGAAGGTAATTCCCCTGGAATAAACATTCCTGCTCCGTCTGTATGTTCAATAGAAATTCTCTTGGTCTGATATTCTTTCGGTGTATCATTCACATAGCATTGTCCGTTATCATCCGTCTTTATATCAATGTATTTAACCTTACCATTAACAACAGTTTTAAGACCATCAACGACTATACACTTGTCAATATCAATATTCTTAGGCGGTAGTTTGCTTGATGATAATAATAACGCATTATATGATAAATACTTACCAACGTTCATTCCTTTATTATCATTACCTTTATCAGCATTTATTCCATCAACTGTAAGTCCTGCCATTAAGAATGATTTATGTGCTTCATAAAATTCTTCCTTTATAAGAGTAACCTTACAATTTCTCACCTGACCTGTAGTTGCTGTGAATAATTTATATTTCTTACCACCTATAATGATTCCCTTATCTATAATCTGCCATAAGATTTCATTATGATTGATTACCATATAGATAATCTCGTCCAGAAGCTGATAATCGCACTTCTTATACCCTCTATCAGCTAATGCAAGCCTGACAATATCATTCTCAAATATCACAATCTCATTTCTTTCATTCAAATACTTGTCTGATACTGTCCTGACAGATTCATTGTTATGAATAGCCTCTAATAATTCTGTATTCTTTTTCTTCTTATCATTATAGATAGCATTCTCGTCATCTGTGAATGTCTTAAATGTATTTAATTGATAAATCCTTACTCTTCCTAGTTTAAGCTTTGTATAATTGTGTTCTATAATTAACACCAACCTTTCTGTATATTCTTTTTATAGTATTCTCTGATTTTATTGTGGTTTTGGGGTAAAAAAAATACCAACCACCGAATATTGATGGTTGGTATTTTCATTTTTAATCATCTTTTTTTATTTTTTCTTTTCTTATTGGTCACAATCTCTTTTTTATCAAAATTTTTTTCTATTTCATCAAGTGCAACAGATATATATTTTAACCATTTTGACCTAGCAGTATTCCTGTTAGAAAAAAACGCAACTATCAACCCCAAAAATGTAAAAATACCAAAATATACTAAAGCTGTTTTTATAAATAATATCTTATCACCAAATCCATTTATAATAGTTAGAATTAATGCTATTGCAGACATCAAAAAACTTAACATTTTAATAGTGTCATCATTAAAATTTTCATGTCTTTTTAAATCCGCTTTCAATTGAAGTAATTTATTCTTATCATGATTTATATAATCATCTACCATCTTATATGCTCTTACTACTTCTAATTCTTTATCTTTATTTTTTTCTAAATCATCACATATTTTAATTATATCATCCATAATATCATCTCCATTCATTTAATATAATTACATTATATCACATATAATTTTATAATCAATATTTATTTCATCAATAATATTTATTTTTCAATGTTCATATATTATTATAATTACTTTGCTATATAAGGCTTAAATTGCACCTGACAGACCAAACAGACACTTTTATCTGCCAGACACACAATTTACCATCTAAAACAATATCACCCGAATTTGATACCATTTTCTTTAATTTAAGCCTATATATACAAGTGTTAATTGCTTTAAGGAAATGCTGATTTCATGGGAAGTTTTTCAGCTATTTACGCCCTATTTGTGGACTTTTCTTTTTCTTATTTTTCCTATTTTCATTCTCCCAATTTCTAACTGCAAATTTTGCCATTTCAGGATTATCAAATATATATTTTATAGGACGAATATATGGTTGTGTATCCTTTTTCCCCTTAACTAATACTTTATTAGTGTCTAAATTTATTTTTATAAGAATGACTTTACATGCACCCGAATAGTTACATGTATAATATGTCCTTCCTATAATTAATTTTTCTTTGTCTACTGGAATCGGTTTTATATATCCCATTATCGTAATCTCCTTTTCATATCTGATTTTATTTGCAGACGTTCGCAAGAACGGATGCAAGGGCATGAGCTTCGTAGGAAGCGAAATGACCAACTGTCTGTGACATAATATATTAGTGGGAACATCCCACACCCTGTTAGTCTGCCATCTTATCTTGCGAAACAAGTTCGCAATCTAATCTGTCAGCCTTTTTCGTTGATGTGTCCTGCCACATTGCTTACGCAATATGTCAGTCCAATCAAGCGAAAATCATCTCTTTTTAAAAAGTTGGCACTTTATAATGCCATATAAAGGAATTGTTTATATATCCCGTTTTAAAGTGCCAACTTTTTATAATCACTGATCAAATACAAATAATTCATCAATATCCGAATTACTTTCCAAAAATTCTTCCATTGAAAATGTTCTATCCTTATGACCTATCCTTATTAGTTCATCAGTCAAAATACTTTGTGCATCTAAATATGTATCTGGTGGATTCCACATTTTCTTTTTATGTGTTTCAATTCTTGGGTTATCTCCCCAATATTCATCAATCAGATTTTTCATCTGCTGTTGATATTCTGCTTTATTTTTTTCATACAGGTCTTTTGCATTTGAATTTAGATAATCAACTACCTTCTTATTCAATAATTCCTTCTGTAGTTTCATTTCCAATTCTGGTAACGCTTCTTTAACTCCATCAAATGTATAAATCACTTTTATCTGTTTAAAGTAGTGATTCCATCCATACTGCTGATACAATAAATCATTTACTTGTTGATAAAAATCTGCTTGTTGGAATCTAATAAAGACTTGGAACATTTTTTCATATCCCATAATGTTATGTAAGACATGTCTTTCGACTTCAAGAATCTGCTTTTTCTGAAGATCAGTAGCTTCAAAATACTGTTCTTTACCTCTTTTATCCTTTGTGACAATGACTGTCTGAATTTCATAAGTAATTAGTTTTCTATTCTTCAAGCTGTTCAATGCAGAAAAAAGAATCTGTTCTAATTTCTTGTTACATCTTTGATAAAAATGTCTAACTTCCCATGATGTAATTCTATAATCAAGATTTTTTAATTTATTTTCTGGTGTTCTTCCATATTTATGACTTGCCATACCTAGCATTTCCCACCAATTACGTTTCGTAAATGTTCTTGTATAACCTTCTTGTTTTGATAGGTACTGTAATAAAATTACTTCTATACACTGCACATAAATTGAATTATTACCCAATTTACGCTTATCTTCTTTGGTTAGTGGGGCATCATATATATCTGAAATAATAAATTTTTGTCCTGACTTTTCCCATTCAAAGTATCGTGCAAATTCTTCTAATTGATATTTCTTTGATTTACCGCTTTTAACTTCCTGACCTAACAATTCACATAGCAATTTATAATTTTTAACAGTCATACCAATTTCAAGTTTTGATATATCAATACTATCTACAGTATTTTGTGGCAGCAATAAGTTATCATCTTCTTCATATCCTTGTAGAAAATCCTTTTTCAATTCTTCAAGAGATTTAATCCACACATTCTTTAATTGTTCCTTATTCTGAAATTTTTTGTTTTGGTTTAAAATATCAGCAATATTTATAGCAATAATCCTGTCAAGCAAAGGATCTATATTACACACATACTGTCTCAAAACATTTTCTTCTATATCCTCATTCTTATATTTATCAGCATTTAAGATAATTTCTTTTGCATATGTAACTACTCTACTTGTATCTTTCTTTACTTCATCAGGTGTTGGTAATTTTGTTATTCTTTCTGCTTCTTCTGGTATAACAGATATGTACTCTCTCCCATTCGACACATAAAAAAATCTCTCCAATACCTTTGCTGTCTGATTTTTATTGCATGGATTTATATAATCCATATAGTTTATTCTTTCTTCTGTATTAACGCTAATAATACATCCCTCCGTTTCTAATCAGTTATAGGCATAATGCCATTTCTGACACTATGCCTGTCTATCCGTACTCTTCAATTTACCAGTATCATCACTGGCACTATTTAATCATTTATAAGGAAGATGCTGCCATGTACCATTTACATCAATGGTTAGCTTGCTACTTTCACCGCAAACATATCTCTGTGATACTATATTCTCCACTCAGAGAAAGTTTTTACTGATTTGACGATTCAGATACAACTTTAACATTTACCGCCTGTGTCCTTCCGTCTTTATCCTCTCCAATCTCAAATTCAACAACATCATTCTGATTTAAGGATTTGCTACCCTCCATCTGAATACTTGAATAATGTACGAATACATCATTTCCTGATTCGTCCGTGATAAATCCCCAACCTTTTGTTCCATCAAAAAATTTTACTGTACCTTTCATTTCTTAAATTTCTCCGCATTTTATAAATTTTCTTTAATTGGATTGATAGCACACTTTTCTGCAAAGCTATCAATTAGCTTGTCAAAACAATCAGGACAAATATCCAAGTCAAGCATACTTCCATCATGCTTACTGCCATAACCTACACGATCATGAATACTAATAGGCATTTGATTTTCAAATACCTGTTCTACCGTCTTTCCACATACATTACATCTGGTTAATCCTTTTGCCATATCATCTGCGTCCTTTCTTTGTATATAAAACATCTTATAATTTCTCAATTCCTTTCAAATGAACAGAATTGAGAAATACATAAGTTTCCATTTTAATCTAACGATGTCAAAGCTTTATGATATGATTCAACAATATCCCCTATATCAGAACTAGTACTTTTTATCTCATCCAATATGCGTGATACATCTTTATCATAATCTTTGAATATCTTCATGATTTCAACAATACTTCTACCTGATTCAAGCCATTTGTGGAACATTTCCATATCTATAGAATTAACAATCTCCCATATGTTAGGTTCATGTGTATCATCATATGTTCCAAGACCATTCACTGTATCATCATCAACTATATACTTAAATGTTCCTGATAAATTCACCTCTTGAATCATAGGATTACTTGAAAATGTTTCTACAAATTTATCTATAGATGAGCCTGATTCTTTGAACTTATCATACACAATGTTATAATATAATGCTGATACATAAACACCTGTACGATTAATGAACTCTCTTCTCGATATAAAATCATCACTGATATGTAGTTTCCAATCATCTTCATCAAGTGTATTGATATAAGTACGAAATGTATTACGCATTTTAATGTCAAATCCAAAAAGGTCTGAGATTCTTGCACATGCACAATAATATTCATTTTTCTCATGAATTACTGCTTCCAAGAAATCCTTTAACTGGTACACATCCATTTCGTCATAATCTTTTGTTAGCACCTCGTCTGTATTAATAACCATAAGTGTTAGTGACTGACCATTCTTTAATTTGCAGGTAATATATAAAGTATCTACCTCAGCGTTATACTCACTCTCAATAGCTTCTATACTGTCTTTCTTCAAGTTGTACACCACATCATTAAACATGGTACATGATTGTGAGAATTCATACGCATCCTTATACTCCTTACAGCTATTAACCTGCATAGACATAATAGTCTGTCCATCCTCTGTGCTTACCCTTAGTCTGGTAAGCTCAAAGTCATTTACTGAGTTGAATAACTCCTTCTTGTCCACTTCCTGTCCTTTAACTACAGCTTCTACAATCTTGTTCATAATATTATTCTCCTTTTATTTATGTTCTTTTACTTTGTCTGGCAGCCACTTTATTGAGCCGTCCTTATTTATAGGTATCTGCACCTTCTGCCCATTTTCATATTCAAAAACATGTGATAACTTACCGTCATCATCTACCCTTAACCATTTCTTAATCATATTGCTGTTCATTCCTTATAAATAATCTTATATATCTATCAGCAATTTATCATTGCTTAATATATTCTTCTCCGTTCTCGGATTTACTTTTACAAAAATTCATTTAAAATATCTAACCCTGACTGTTCCTTTTTCTTCTCAACTGGCTTTTCATCATCAAATGCACCCAAAAATCCAACTGAATCACCAAATAAGCTATCCTTTGACGCTTCCATGCCCTTCTTGATGATTTCCATATTGGTCTGTGCAGCTTCTTTTATCTGATTAAGTCTTGTTCTTGGTAAAGACAATCCACTCACCATACATACATTTGCTGTCGCATTAGTTCCTATATATGTATCAATAGGAGGTCCTATTTCAGAATATAACTGGCTCATATCAACATGATTATCACATGTCATAATCCCTATATATCTAACAACCTTATCCTGCTCTATAGGTGCATATATGTTATTACTTGTAATAGAAGAAATAACTTTATCTGCATTATCCTTTCCCAGCTTTGATATAACAGCCATACCAGGAGTTGATAACAACTTATCTATTTCACTTCTATCCAAGCACCCATAATTACCGCCATTCTCATTAGCAAGAAATGCGCTTAAATGGGTATAGAAAATATCATTAATCTTCATCTTGTCATTGTGCTTTGAATTATCTAAGATAAAAACAGCCCCGATACCTTCAAGATGTTCTATTTCCTGAAAAAGTTCTACTGTATTCGCATATGATTGAAAATTCTCTGACTTATCAGGAAGTACTGTTACAATACAGATATTTATTCCAAGCTGTTTTGATAATATTTTTGATGTTGCTGCAAGCATTCCACTTCCAGTTCCACCGGCAGCAGACGCACATATAAATAATGTAGTTATTGATGGCATCTTTGCTCTTACTTCATCAATAAGCAATTCCAAATTATCCTTTAATAATGCCTTAGACATCTTCCTATTCTTATGGCATCCTGTTCCATTCCTGAAATGAAGTTTATTCTTTGCATTTCTTGTTGCTAAATCTTCTATAGAACTATTTGCAACAACACATGGGAATCCCTCTTCCTCAAATCGTTTTGTTAAATTACCGCCAGCCTGTCCAAGCGATAAAAATCCATACAGTGATAAATATTCTTTTTTATACATTGTGAGTTTCCTCCTTTTTAATAGGTAATAACGCAAGACCAGATTCTGTAATGAAATAGCTTTTAGCTTTACAAACTTTCACACCTTCATCAATATATCCAAGATTCTGCATTTCTTTAATTCTTTTGTGAATGGTACTGTATTTACTTGTCTTTTCAAATTGTGAAATTTCAGATATCGTTATACCATGCACCTTATCTGTAGCCTTCTTTGTGCGTAGAATACCAAGAATCGTATATGCACATCTGTTTAATTCCATATACTTTCACCTTCTTTTATGCAATATTCCTAAAGCTTTATATACCTTGCTTTTCTCTGATTTGATTGTCAAAAATAAAAGGCTTTAATCGCCTACTATACTGTTCTCTCTTTAGTTATCACATCCCTTAAAAATTATTTATGTACAAAAATGTAACTGGAAATTGTGGGTGAATACCCAAGACTTAAAAATGATGATTGAATTACTCAATCTCTTCTGCTATAATGTGAATTGCTTAAATTACATGTGCAGCTAAGTCTGTACAATTTAATTACATATCATAAAGTAGTACGCCAATACTCTTTATGAATTTCAGGAAGTAACTATCGCCAAATAGTTGCTTCCTTTTTCTTTTGTATTTATGTTCTTGGGAAAAATTAATGTAAATACATTCTCTTCCTTTGACATGCTCCATATTATCACGTTATAACTAGGTTGTCAATTACTTTTTTAAAAGTTTTTAAAAACCTATTTATTTATTCTAGCTTCATCAAATATTTGAATCGAATGTCTGGCAGCAATTTTATACTTCTCCATTAAATCGATCATGTTTTCTAAATTAATTTTATATTCTTCCCCGATTGCTTCTTGATCTTCTTCTGATAATAAGGATATTTTCATTTCTTTTAATCCATTAACCGTAATTGTTATAATACTTGTACCAGTCTGTATACTTCTTAATGCCAATGCCCCTACCTTACTATCAATAAACGCTTTCAAATAGTAAGGATTTATTATATTCTTATTAACACGAATAGCAATTAAATTTCCGCTCAATATATCTTTATAAATTTTATTACCTCTATATATAGCAGACTTAATTGTACTATTCTTTGCAGTAATGATAATATCTCCATCTTCTACTATATATTTTTCAAATTTCTTCTTTTCATCATATTTTATTTTTCGTAAGTCATCAGATACAAAACCTTCTGCTTGAATATCAGAAATATTTATAATTCTATAAATTGATTCTTCACCTTCATTTAATGAAAGTCTATCTAGTTCACTTGCACTAAGTTGATAACCTCTAAATATTGTATCTGTCACGTTTTCTAATTTAATGGGATTTTCTATAGTATCTGATAAATATCTATTCATTCCAAGATATGAATCATTAGCTAATATTTCCGATATTGGCACATCAATAACACAATCCGAATGTATATCATCCAAATATAGTTTTATTATTTCTTCTATATCCTCTTGTGAAAAATATACATATCTTCTATGCTCTGTATATATTTTAGACGCATCTATCATCTTAATTGATTTTTTATTTCTATTTTTCTTTAAGATAATAAGAGATGGTTTTACAGCAGTCGAAGGCAATATTCCAATTGGTAAAGAAATAATTGTATCTACATAATTATTTAATACTAAATACCTTCGTGCTTCTTCATCTATTCCATTAAACAATACTCCATCAGGAACAAATGATATTACCATTCCATCATCTTTAATAGATTGTAAGGCGTTAATAATCCATAATAAATTAGCAGAATATTTTTTATTAAATTCAAAACGAAAATTCCAGCTATCTATCATTTGAGCTACTTCTTCTTTTTCATATTTAAATATTAATGGATACGAGCAATAAATCATATCAACCTTATCTTTTAATTTTGGTGCAAAAAATGTATTTGTATTTACAATTTCCAAGTCTTGATTTAAAAAGTATTTTCTTATTAAAGCCACATAATAATCTTGCTGGGAAATAACCATCCCCCTTGCTTTTTCTATATGATTATTATTGAACATATGCAATATAAAATCAGCAGTTCCACAATCACAATTATAGATACTATGTCCACCATGTGTTTTGAATATTTCAGATACAAGTGAATTTATCCATTCTATAGATGATATTGAGAAAACTTCATTTCTAACGGAAGAATCAGAATTTATCCCTAAATCTAATACAATATGTTTCAAATCAAATTTTGTAATAATTTCAATTACATTTACAAACATAAAAGTTTCTATTTTATGAGGAAGAAAAGATAATGCTATACTTAAGACTTCTTTTCCTTGTTTATCATCTATATATGAATATGCTTTACGCGAAAACTCCTCTAAATCTATTACTGTATTATGTGAAATTTCTAATAAATTTTCTTTTCCGATTAATAATCCTATTGTTGATATTGCAAATATTATTCTATTAGATTCTATTGGTGTCATTTTCTCCGTTAATCGTAACATATTTTGAATTTCTTCTCTAAAATTCATAATGGTATCTCTCCTTATAATAGGTTATTTATAACCTTGATTATAAAGATAGAATCACTATTTGTCAAGGTTGCTGACAACCTAATAAATAAGTTTTTTGTAGTTATTAAGAGTATCTACAGAAATTCCAATCATTTCTGCAATATCTGACTGAGTTAATTGGTCATCCGAAACTTTCGGTTCACCAATTCTATTATTTCCTTTTTGGTTAGCAGAACCTTCTCTAACTCCATAAATTCTTTCAAGTTCTTTAATACATCTGCCAAGTTTTACAGGATTAGGATTACCAATACTACGCTGACGAATATTATATTTATCTCATCACACCAAACATGTTTTTTATTCCGAACATGCTTTGCTTATATTTCTTTAATATCTCAAAAGCCTTAATTTTCTTATCAAATTTCAATATTGGTTTTTATCATATTAACACATCATTCTAGTATGTTAATATATAACATTCACTCATTTTCTCTTAAAACACTACGAACTAAACATCGAACCGCAATATTCCTACTATCACTTCACTGTAAATCAACTTTCCTAATCTCCAAAAACACTAATATTTACTGCATTCTTACATAAAACATTCTTGAAACAATACACCCTATCGAACTCAATACATTCATACTAAAAAAGCCGTGACCATTACAGCCACGACTCCACAACAAAACATATAATTAATAAGGAAAACCTTATATAATATGTATATCAAGAGTTCATTACGCTCTTAATACCGAATTAATATAACATATTTTACTGAATTTATCTACCTGGTTATTTCCTAAACATCCATGTTATTTCTATATTATAATAATGCAAACAAGCCTTTTATACCTGCTGCCTTTTGTAACTGACTAATTCTACCTAATACAATGCAACCTAATTCATTAAAGAAATATTTCTTTATGCTTCTATAATCGTGTAATGTGTCTGTATCAATCTCAGTATGTAAGTTTAAATTATCTGCATCGAATATGTATGTACTAATAACTATTTTATTTGTTCGTGTGTTCATTTCCATACTCATTGATACTTTAAAATCAGACAGATATAATACCTGTTGTGTTTCCACAAAATGTCCAGCTAACATATTGTTGACTATATCCTCTAGTGTTCTCTGAATATTAAAAGGTACAATAACATCCTTATCAATTAAAAATCCTACAACAGTATCATTTATATCGGTGTAGTCCTTATCACTCTGTAAATGTAAATCTTCAAATCTGTATTTTGGCTGTTCCATAATCTTAATATCTTCCTTTCTTGATCTTATCTTCGATTATCCCCTTACCTATTGTAAAGAAATGATAAATTGCTAATGGTATAAATATCAAAAGAATTTTGACCACCAAATTCTCAACTATCATAGATGTAACCATCCCACACATCCATAATGTCATTCCTATATAAAATCCATATGTGAAAATCTTTAGTTTTGTTCTGTACTTCTTGTATTTTTCATATTCGTTATAATGATAATTCCATCTTGATATATCATCTTTAGTTGCTCCATCAATCATTTTCAACTTTCCCATCCTCTCTTTTATCTGCTGCCATCTCCGCATTATATTCCGCTTCAATATCATCCATAATATCCCTTAAGTTTTCCTTTGCCCCTTTTAGCCAATATAAATTATCATTTGCAAGAATCGGCTTCCCAGCTTCATACTGTCGTTCAATCTTATCCATCATAAATTGAATACCAGCTTTAAACCCATTGTCATATGCAAGTTTTATTGCATCCTGATTCATAAGTTATTACCTCCGTGTCATTAATTTTGCCTTACATATACTAATACACATTTTTCAGACAAAATTTCCCCTCAATTAGCAAAATTTTGATTATTTAATTGCATATGATTTCTTGTTTATATACTGTTTCTACCTTATAATATATAAGAAGGGAGTTGATACTTATTTACATTGAGATTAAGAAGCAGAACCGCTTCAAAGATTTATTACATAAGATTTTTAATAGACTTGAAGATTCTTTGTTTAATCTATTTCAGAAAATGCCTGAGAAAATAATTCCTACTTGTCTTATAACCTGGATGGAACATTATACAGATAAACGCATTGCTCAATTACAACATCAAATTATCCGCAGTAAGTGGCAGACTATAGAACTTGAAAAAGCTGTCAATAATATACATAGTCGGCAGCAGATATAATAAAAGCACCTTCAGAAAGTAAATTAATCTTTCCGTTGGTGCTTAGTTTTATTGTATATCATCCATTGTCATACATGGGATTTCTTTTTCCTGTCTTAACTGCTTATCATTAGTGAAAAACATATCACATCTGGACGCAATCGCTGATGAAACTTGCAATGCGTCCATTGCTTTAAATCCCTTATACTGTCCTCTAAGTTTAGATGCCTGTTCTGCAATATCTGAATTTATATCTATAATTTCAACATTCATATAATCTAAAAAGCGTTTGAAATTATCTACAAAATCCATTTTACCACTTAAATACGGATATACCAGATACTCTTCTACTGTTATTGCAGAAGTAACAACCTGTATATTCTTTTCTATACACATTGTAAAAAATCTCTTTATAACCTCTGAATATAAAGGACTGTTTTCAAGATAGTATATAATAGGTGCTGTATCAACAAACACTCTTTTAAAGTCTGTCATTATCTCTCATCTCCCTTATATATTCATCTGCATTTTTGCCACGCTCTGTTGTAGGCATAACAAACTGGTCTAAATCAATTTTCTTTGTTCGTCTGTCTGATATACTTATCAAACCATCAATACCACTTAAAATCTGAACAACATAAGTCAGCTTATCTTCTGGTACTCTTTCCAATAATTCAATAGCTTCTCTTCTAGTTGCTGTCATAAGTCATACCTCCTTTAAATCTTTGCAAGAAATCGTTGTTTCTTTATATGCCCTCGTTTTCCTTATTCTGTTCTATAACATACTTTTCACCATTAAATTCTGTATTTTTATCAATAAAAGCTAATTCCATACCTAACATATCAGCTATCTTTACTAATTCATCTGGTGAGAAAGTATTTCGTTGTACCTTATTACTAAAATTTTGTTTACTTATTCCTAGTGCTGCTGCCATCTCTAGCTGTGTAACCTTTTTGTTTCCTGAAATAGCCTTAAATGTTTCTTTAAGTGCCAACATTATTTCCTCACTTTCCCTATATTAACCAACTATTCTATTGATTAATTATAGTATATCACATTAATATTATTATTGCATTTAATTCATAATTCAATTTATATCAACCGATTCAACAATCTATGAGTTATTTTCCATAACAGCCTGTTACCTTGTTTTATACCTGTCTGATAAATAAATATCTCCGTTATGCGTTCCATAAAATCATCGGGAAGAATTGAACCCTTAAATTCATTACATGCTTTGCAGGTACACTGAAGATTACTTATATCATCTGCGCCATTCATAACAAGTGGAACAATATGATCCAGTGTCATATTATCATAGGTTATTTTTCTACCACATAAAATACATCTTCCATTTGCTGTATTGTATATCAATTTTCTTGCTTCTTCAGGAAATCTAATTCTTCTCCTGCTCCTATTTAACTTATATTTCTCGTTGGTTACTATATCTAATATGTAATATCCTTTTGTTTTACTTTGGGCTTTCTCTAATCTTTCTTTTGCTTTTTCCATAGTCAAATATATTTGTGCTTCATTTACATCTTTTGTCTTTGCTACTCCGCCATTTTCCGTTATTCTTATATAATAATTTCCATTTGTAAGTACATAAGCCATAATATCAACCTCTCTTCCATTGAGGACAGCCATATTTCAAGCTGTCCCATATTCCTTATTTATTCAATGTTTCTACTGCTTTTATCATTTTTATATTGTATTCATCATAAATTAAAAAACTAACAATTCTCTTACTTATGCATATTAAAATCTCATTGTTTTTATATATCTCTTCATTTTTCCCTTTATTTACTTTTATCATGTTTGAAAAAATACTATTACCAAACATTTTCTGCTCGTATTTTTCAATAGACTTTTCTTTGTTAAAATAGACATAATTTTTGTACATTACTTATCACCCTTATCCTTATACCAAACCAACTATACAAGCCATTTTATACAATGGATTCTTTGCAAGTTTCCGTATATGTTCCGCTTTCTGTCTTGCCTTCTTTTCCAATCTGTCCATATATGCCAACCGGTCTTCCATTTCCGCATATTCAAGCATTTGTACAGGTGTCAAGCTGCTGTATGGTGTCTTAAGTTGCCTATCAATAATCTGGTTTCCATCTGCTGTATTAATTATTCTAAAATCAAACATATTCCTTTCCATCCTTCCTTATATTTCCATTATTTCCGCTACAATCTGCTTTATTTTTCCAAACTGCTTATATATCCGTTTTTCATTGATTCCGTGATTTGCGCTTATTTCCCTTAATGAATACCCTTTTGCTTTATCTGAAAATATTTTCCATTGTTCTTCTGTCAATCTGCCTTGAATCTGCTTTATCATTTCCATATATTCAAGGGATGTGATACTTTCCATTGGTGAAGAATCAGCAACATTTGTTTCCATAATATCTAGACTTGTATTATTTCCGATAGCTGAATTTCTCTTCTGTGTCCTGAAATATAAATACATTTCTCTTCTCATGTACATATATGAAACTGCTTCGAATTTGCATTTCCGCTGTAAATCAATATCATTCAGATATATTTCCACTGATAATAGATAACCAAATACCGCAACATCAAAGTATTCTTCTGAATCAAGTTTTGACTTCTTCAAAAATTCCATAATCAATCTATAATTATCTTCAGCAAATTTCCGCTGTTCCATTGTTAAAGGCTTAAGCCGTTCTTTATTTTCCATGTGATAACCTTCTTTCCATTTATGGCAAGTGTGCCATTTCTGACACACCGCCAACTAAATTTACATATCAAGTAAATCTCTGCGTCTATTGTATTCATCAATGTTTCCAAAATACTTTGTATCATTGACTAATCTTGCCATAGCACAATTTCCTGTTCTTCTAAGTGTTAAAAGTCTAATAAGTTCTTTTATCTCTGCAAGCGTCCACTCTCTGTAATCATCTAATTCAAGCTTTGCTCTTCTTGCAATATCTCTATCTGTATAACCCAGTATTCTCATAGCAAGAACCATTTCAAGAAGTTCAGGCTCTGCATATTTGCTAACATTTGCAAACAAGTCACGCAAAAACTCTTTTTCAATTACATATGCTTCAACATTTTTTGTTTTATCAATCCAATATGCATCTAGTGGATGCCCTGAAAAAGGATTATCACCCTCTAATTCATAGTCAAGACTAACAAAACCGCCTTCTGGCATACGCCTTTGTGCGTGATCTGCTCTATGCTTACCATAAACAGCACGGGAAAGAACCTTTTCAGCTACCACATGAAATGGATAAATATGTAACTCTTCTCTACTGCAATACTTCTTTACTGCATTAAGATAAGGGATAACTAATTCGTCATACCACTCTTCTACTGGTAAATGATTCCATCTCATAAACTGATATAAATAATCGTGATGTTCCTCTGCGAATACTCTTTCTTCCGCTGTCAAAGGTCTGTCGGTGTAATCTGCTTTCTGTCCTCTTCTCCATGTTTTATCTGTCATTCTTATACCTCCTCAAATACTCCGCTTTTTAACATGTCTGAAATCCAACACTCAAAACTTGGATACTCGGCTTTGTCTGCCATATCTCTATAAACTTCTTTAATCTGATTTGAGTTGAATTTACGGTTTGCAAATGGTTCTTCATATGTGATATATAATTTCATATCTTGTCACGCTCCTTTAATATTCAGGGTTCAGGCGGATTGCTCCGCCCTTGCCCTTGATGATTATTTAATTCTTAAAACCTTGAATCTTGTAACCTTTTCATATTCTGTTAAATCTCCCAAATCTTCCTCAAGTCTCTTCTTATCAAGTGTTTTTCTTTCCTGCTCTTTGTAACTGATTTTTGCTGAATCTGTGTACTCTTCTGTTAAATTGTTATCTTCCATATATGAAGAAATCTCATGCTCTAAGGTTTTTTCAATGCTAGTGGCTTCTTCTGCCATAGCCTTATACTTTCTTAACTCTTCAATCTTTCTTTCAAGTTCTGCTTTGTTGTTAATCGTACACATAACGACTACCTCCTTATTAATGAAAATGTTTTGTTGTGGTAATTGCTTACCTTGTAACTGTATTGTACATTTATCCGTGTACTATGTCTATTGGCAACTTCTACAATAATACACGATTAAGTTTACTATTCTTTTGTATGTTTTGTACACCATTTCGTTAACTTGCACAATTTATATCCATTTATTCGTGTACTTTTACCATTGAACAAAGTACACTATATCGTGTATTATAATATCAACAACAAAACATAATTAATTTTTAAGGAGGTCATTATTATGATGAATATTTATTTAACAAACTTAGGAAAATACAATGAAGGTCAATTAATTGGTGAGTGGGTAGAATTACCAGTAAGCAACGAAGAACTTCAAAAAGTATTTGAAAGAATCGGTATTAATGAAGAATATGAAGAATATTTCATAACTGATTATGAGTGTGACTTTTACGAAGTCGGAGAGTATGAGAATATCGACACACTGAACGACATAGCAGAACGGATTGAAGAACTGGACGAAGAAGAAAGCAAGATTGTAAAGGCTTTAATGTCAGAATGTGGCTATGCATTAAATGAAGCTATAGACAAGGTAAACAGTGGCGATTATAGAATTTATTCAGATTGTGACAGTATGACAGATATTGCTTATCAGGTTGTAGAAGAATGTGGGTATTTGAACAATGTACCTGATACAGTAGCAAGGTATTTTGACTATGAAGCTTTTGGGCGTGACTTAGGAATTGAAGGGACTTTCATTTTTTTAGATGATGGTAGTTGTTTAGAAGTCATTAGATAATATATCAGATACATATTATTAAAGGGTATAACCACAAACGGTTATACCCTTTATTTTTATGTAATATTCTGTTGTTGTGTACTGCCCTGGTCTATAGGGTATGTTTACATCGTTAAATCATGCCGTTATGCTCTGAATGGCTATAGTAGTTCAATCCTCATAAAATATCGACTATATCACTATCGAACTATGTCGGGGGTATCAAAAACGAAAAAATGATATTGTTTTTCTGTATAGTCCTATAGTTGGTTCTTCCATACAGCGACTTGAAAAATTTTGCCCTACGATATCCCCAGTTTTCCACGGAGAACATACCCTATATCCTTTGAATAAATCAATAAAAATCAACTCAAATCCGCTTCAAAATCCATCATAGGCAAACTTGTTCACCTACAGAACAGCAAAGCCAAATTGACCTCAAAATCGTTGATTTAAGCAAGCATATATACCATAGTGGGGTACTCTTAAACCTTTGGAATTTAAGTACCTTGTATG